CGATGAAATAATGAAAATGTTCAATGATGACTACGCCAGTCATCGATTGGCGGCACAACGAATACCCAGTTTTGACAAGTTAAACACCAAAGGACAAGCTGCGTTAACTGACTTGACTTTTAACATGGGCAATAGTTGGATTGACAAATGGCCCATGTTAAAAAAGCAGTTAGCATCAAACGATGTTGCAGCCGCCGCTGCAAATTTAGAAAGTAGCAAGTGGTATGGTCAAGTGGGCAACCGTGCTCCTACAGTGGTAGATTTATTGAGAAATGGCGCTGCTACTGCTGAGAGTGGTGCTGCGTTTTCTGGTCCAAAATCTGGATATTCTGCTGTGTTACACGGTGATGAAGCAGTGATACCACTTAATAATAACAGTGGAAATTTTATAAAAATGTTTGAAACCATGGCCAGCACTAATCAACGTATTGTTTCTTTGTTGGAAGAAACTTTAGACGTGCAATCAAGCATAGCGTCGGCAACCAAGAATACCGCTGACAGCAGTGGCAAAATGTTGCACTACGCACAAGGTTAACGGTAAATATACAACCATGGCAGATAATCAAAACACTCGCAAACCCGGTTGGAAAAAATATTTCAAAGTTGCAAACACTGGCGGCCAACTGAGCCCAATCTCAGGGCAAAATCAATTTGGTCTAGACGGATATCCTAGACAAACAGGCGGAGACTACACAGGCGGAACACCCAACGACTTTGCCTTCCGCAACTATGCCAGCAGACTGCCCGAAGTATATTCAGGACATCCTAACCGAATTGAACGCTATAATCAATACGAAAATATGGATTGCGATTCAGAAGTCAATGCCTGTTTGGATATCATTGCTGAGTTTTCAACACAGGTCAATGAAGACAATAAAACTCCATTTGATATCAATTTTACAGACAAGCCTACTGATCACGAAGTAGAAATTGTTAAAAAGCAGTTACAACAGTGGACCAAATTAAACAAACTAGATCAACGAATTTTTAAATTGTTCCGCAACACTATCAAGTATGGCGATCAAGTGTTTGTGCGTGATCCAGAAACGTTTGAAATGATGTGGGTTGACATGGTCAAAGTGGCCCGTGTTATTGTTAATGAAAGCGAAGGCAAGCGCCCTGAACAGTATATTATTCGTGATATTAATCCCAACTTTCAAAACATGAGTGTGGCACAAAAAACCACCAGTGATTACTATGTAAGTCGGGCTACTGGAGCAGCCGGAGGTGGATCAAATTATACTTCTCCTGGAGGTGGCGGCGCAGGTGGTGGTACTGGCAACGGCGGAGTAGGCAACAGTCGCTTTACACAGGCCATGAACGAAACTTGTATTGATGCACGACATGTGGTGCATCTTAGCCTTAATGAAGGACTGGATTTCTTCTGGCCATTTGGACAAAGTATCCTGGAAAACATTTTCAAAGTATTCAAACAAAAAGAACTGCTAGAAGATTCGGTCCTGATCTATCGTGTGCAACGTGCTCCAGAACGTAGAATTTTTAAAATTGACGTAGGTAATATGCCCAGCCATATGGCTATGCAGTTTGTTGAGCGTGTTAAAAACGAAATGCATCAGCGCCGTATTCCTACCAACACAGGCGGTGGCGCCAACATGATGGATGCCAGTTACAATCCGCTCAGTATCAACGAAGATTACTTCTTTCCAGTCAGTGCAGACAGTCGCGGATCAGACGTTACTACCTTGCCCGGTGGCGCCAATCTAGGCGAAATTGACGATTTAAAATACTTTAATAACAAAATGGCCCGTGGTTTGCGTGTGCCTTCAAGCTACTTGCCCACAGGCCCGGACGACTCAGACCGTGCTATGAATGACGGAAAAGTAGGCACAGCACTGATCCAAGAATATCGCTTTAATCAATATTGTATGCGCCTACAACGCCTAATTATGCAGAAATTGGATGACGAGTTCAAAATGTTCTTGCATTGGAGAGGCTTTAATATTGATTCAGGAATCTTTAGTATTAGTCTATGCGAACCACAAAACTTTGCCAGCTATCGTCAAAGCGAACTGGATACCAGTCGTATTTCGTCATTTGCAGCCATTGAACCTTTGCCATATATGAGCAAGCGTTTTATGATGAAACGTTACTTAGGCCTAACTGAAGAAGAAATTGTAGAAAACGAAACAATGTGGCAAGAAGAACGTGACCAGCCTGAGTTAGAAACTACACAAGGACAGGATTTACGTAGTATTGGAATTACACCAGCTGGGCTAGAAAGTGATATTGCTACAGGTGAAGAAATAACTGGGGCAGATGCTATGGGAGGACCAGAGGGTGGTATGCCTGGGGCACCGACTACAGCACCTGGCACCGCCGGCACTGCCGGAGCACCGCCTCCAACTAGCGGAGTGCCCGGTGTATAAATACTAGTATGATTCTCAACGAAATATACGAAAAAAGTCCTGAAGCTTATCAGGATGTCGGCCAAGATAACAGTCAACCGCGACTGGGTAATCTTCGCAAAACTCGTCTGACTTTGCGTCAGCTGAACAAACTACGTCAGATGCAAGATGTGCGTAGTTACGAGTATAAAGAAAAACTTAAACAAGTTAAGAAACAATATGCACCCGCTCCGGCTGCTCCTGGACTGTAATTAGCTGTAACACAACAGTCAAATATACTCACTTTTCCGCCTCAAAACTACCAATATTATAAGTTAGATGTAAATATCTAACGAGCCATAACCATTGGAGGAACATATGACTAATAAATTTGAACAGTTGATCGAATACGTGATCAATGATGAAGAGGCGAAAGCCAAAGAACTATTCCACGACATCGTGGTAGAAAAATCCCGTGAAATCTATGAAAATTTGATGAACGAGGAAGAAGACGAAGAGTTGGACGAAGAGTCTGATGCTGAACGTGACGATCATGCTGAAAAAGCTGGTAAGAAAGTGGCCAAAGACATTGAGTACGACGAAATGCACGAAGGCATGATGGGCGGCGATGATAGTGATGACTTGATCGACGATGTAGAAGCCGAAGAACAAGGCATGCAAGAAGATGATGAGTCTGACGTTGAATTTGACGACGCTGCTGAAGAAGACGGCGAAGATCTAACACACGACATGGAAATGGATCACGATGAAGGCGAAGGTGAAGGCGACATCGAAGATCGCGTGGTTGATTTAGAAGACAAGTTAGACGAACTCATGGCTGAATTTGAAGCGATCATGGGCGGTGATGAAGGTGGTGATAGTGTATCCGATATCGACGGCGGCGACGCTTTAGAAATGGACGACACAGACACAGCCGACTTTGGCGACATGGACGAAACAATGGGCATGATGGAAAATGTAACGTTGGACAAAGTGCCTGCTCCTAAGCACGGTGACGATGGTGCTAACAACAAAAGCGTAGTTGCTTTTAACAGTGGTGCAAAAGGCATGGCAGCAAGCCCAGTTAAAATGACTGGTGATACAGCCCAAGGCCGTTCAGCTCCAAAAACTGGCGATTTGCCACAAGCAGGTCAGTTTAAAAACGTACCAGGCAAAGGTGGGTCTAACTCCAAGTTAAGTGCTGCTCCAAAGCCTACTACAGCTCAAGCCAGTGGTGTGAATACAAAATCACCAGTTGGTAAGGCGTAATCCAGAGATATGGCTCGATATCTAAAAGAACATCTAAGCTTCACTCAGGCAGGTCTTGAAATCCTGTCTGAGGAAGCCCACGATGGCAGCAAAACCTTAAAGCTAAAAGGTGTTTGCATAGAAGGCGGCGTTAGAAATGCCAACGAACGAGTATATCCTGTAAATGAAATCGCCAAGGCAGTTGATACCATTAACGAACAACTCAAAACAGGGCATTCAGTATTGGGTGAAGTTGATCACCCAGATGATTTAAAAATCAATTTGGATCGTGTGAGCCACATGATTGAAAAAATGTGGATGGATGGCCCAGCTGGTATGGGCACGTTAAAGATATTACCTACACCGATGGGCAAACTGGTTGAAACCATGTTGACTAACGGTGTAAAATTAGGGGTTAGTAGTCGTGGATCAGGAAATGTCGACGACAGAACCGGACATGTCAGTGACTTTGAAATTGTCACTGTAGATGTGGTTGCTCAGCCGAGTGCTCCAAATGCATATCCCACAGCAATTTATGAAGGCCTTTTGAATCACAAAGGTGGACAACGATTGTTAGATATGTTCAAAGACCCAGCTAAGAGCGGCAAAGCACAGAGATACGTTAAAGAAGAAGTAATGCGTCTGATACGTGATCTCAAGATTGAAGGGAAATAATATGCTAGATGCTATTAAACCGTTACTAGATAGCGACCTTATCAACGAAGAAGCTCAACAACAGATCTCAGAAGCTTGGGAAGCAAAGTTGAACGAAGCTCGTGAACAGGTACGTGCAGAACTCCGAGAAGAGTTTGCACAACGCTATGAGCATGACAAACAAGTGATGGTGGAAGCCCTGGATCGTATGATAACAGATGGTTTGACTGCAGAACTTGATCAAGTGAAAGCTGAAAAGCAAGCACTTGCTGAAGATCGCGTTAAATTTCAAGGCAAAATGAAAGAGTCAGCTACAAAGTTCAACAACTTTATGGTGACAAAACTTGCTGAAGAAATTGGCGAACTGCGTAAAGACCGCAAGATGCACACAGAAGGTGTCCAGAAATTGGAAAACTTTGTGGTTCATGCTCTTGCACGTGAGATTCAAGAATTTGCAACAGACAAACAAGATGTGGTCAACACTAAGGTTCGTTTGGTGCGTGAAGCTCGCAAACAATTGGAAACACTCAAAGCACGTTTCGTTACAGAAAGTGCCAAGAAAATGTCCAGTGCTGTTAGCACACACCTCAAGGCTGAACTCAGTCAGTTACAAGAAGACATCAAAGTTGCTCGTGAGAACAATTTTGGACGTCGTATTTTTGAAGCGTATGCAAGTGAATTTGGAGCAACTCACCTAAATGAGAAGCAAGAAGTTCGCAAGTTGCATGATACAATCGCTGCCAAAGATGCTAAACTGTCTGAAGCCATCAAATTCGCCCAGAGAGCAAAAACTCTAGTCGAATCCAAAGAACGCGAAATGCGTATACTTAAAGAATCTAATCAGCGTGAAGCTGCTTTAGAGGAACTGTTGGCTCCTTTAAACAAGGAAAAAGCAGAAGTAATGCGTAATTTGCTTGAAAGTGTCCAGACAAGTCGCTTGTCGAATGCTTTTGAAAAGTATCTACCAGCAGTTTTAGAAGATCGTTCAACGAAAGCCAAAAAAGTAA